CAGAATCTCATAGCATTTTATGGTTTTGCTCAGTATGATAAAATTAACAATAGTGCAGGTGTTGCTCTAACATCATTAGGAAAACTAGACTATCCAACTACTATCCAAATTGGATTAGATAGCTATAGATATAATACTGGATTAATTGCTGAAGCTAACAGGATAGTATACGGTGATCCTAGAGACAGTTTTACCTACCCAGGCGTGAGTGCAGCTGGTGCCGATATTTTCATAAGAGCTCCTCTAGCTTTAAGAGTGCAAGTGTCAATCGATATCAGAACAGCTACAGGTGTACCGTTCTCGAATATCGTAACTCAAATTCGCTCACAAGTCAGCTCCTTGGTAAACAGTAATCCAATTGGACAAGCAATTGCTATTAGCAGTATCGTAGCAGTAGTTAGTGAAATTCCAGGTATCATATCAGTATCGATTGCTAATCCAAATTATAGTACCACTAACGATCTTATAGCTGTACCACCAATGTCTAAGACTTTAATTATTAATCCTACCACCGATATCGGTGTAACCTTAATAACTGGATAATCACATGTCTGTAACTACCGTTCAGCAAGAATATACCAGGCTTAGAAGTTATCTAAATCCTTACATTAAAGGGAAAAATACCGACGCCATCCTTTACGCTCTGGCTACGGCGATGTCCACTTATCTTGTAAATCAAGCAGCAGCAGTTAACGATTCAATGTATATAGTATCCGCTCAAGCTCAATATCTAGACGAGCTTTTAGCTGCAAGCGGGATTACTAGACCGGACAATGTCGGCCTATCCGATGATATTTATAGCAGTCTTGGTATATCTGTTAAGAATAGAAAACAAGTCAGAGATCTTTTAAACGTCATCCTAGATGACTTATTTGGCGATCTCTACACCAAAGCAAATGTATCATCATTGAATGTGGAACCTTATAATTTAATGAATGGGGATGATTTAATCATAAACTTTGATGAAAATCATACTTCTACAATTACTTTCACGACATCCCAATTTCAAGATATTGCCGCTGCTCTCGCGCAAGAAGTAGCCGATGCTATTACTAAACAACTCCGTGCTAAAGGGCAAACTGGCACTGCAGTTGTAGGTAATAATGGAAATGGAAATTTCATACAAATATTCAGCGATACAATTGGACCAGCCTCTTCTGTTACTGTAATGGGTGGAAGTGCTCAGAATGATTTTATATTCCCAGAAATAGTTCCGGCTGGCGGCAACATGTCCACTCAATGGACTATAACTAACCAAAACGGCGGACTACTAAGATTTACTTGGTCCGGTGGTTCTGACCCTAGGATTGGAAAATTGCAGGCCGGTTATTATGTTAATATTTTCGGCGGTGGTTTTACTTCTTCTTCAAATGAAGGTAGTTATACTATAGTAAAAATGCAAGGTGGCACTGTAAATATTGCTTATTTCGAAATCAATAACCCACTCGGTACAACTGGTATTGTAGTAGAAGGCGTTGATAATGCAGTACTTTTTTATAATCCTGTAAAGTCTATTTTAAATAATCAGAATCTATATGCCGCACTATATCAAGTACAGGCTAACACATTGCAGATATTCTTGCCAGCTTCAACGCAAATAGTAAGAAGATCTAGAGAGGGTGCAGCTTTTATTCAGGATGGTCAGCCTTCATCTCCTGGACAATATGGACCTTATATTTACAATATTCAGCAATCTTTCACTATAGGTGCTTACGAAACTACGCTGAATGAGAATTTGAATTCCATTTCCCCTAAAGTTATACAAGTAGCGAATTCCTCATCGTTCCCGAATTCTTTCGGGTATTTAGTTTTAGATTACGGTTCAGAAAATCAAGAAGGCCCCATTCCTTATATAGCGACTCCTTCTAGCTCTACTATACTGATAAGTCCGGCCTACACAATACAGCAACAGCACTTTGTTGGTGCTAATGTGAATTTTATATCTTCAGATGCTCCAGTTGTGATAACAACGGATGGATCTGATTACCCATTCTACATCACAGACGTTGTTGCGGGTCGCGTTTACGCTCAAAGCTTGATCAATAGCGTACTGGCTACTGGAATAACCGTAGTCTTTACAATACTTTATCCATCGGATTATGGAATTGGAAAAGGCGGTACGGTATACTCTGAAATATCAACGATTTGGGGCGGAGATTAAGCTTGACTTTATCCCTAACTATATGTTATAATAGATATTAAGGAATGAATATGAAATGGACTTTTGAATCAGTCAAACAAGAAGCTTTAAAGTATAATTCTAGAAATGAATTTAGAACAGCATCTAATGATGCTTATAGATGGGCTTATTATCACAAATGTTTAGATGCAATTTGCGATCATATGACTAGAGGAAGATTATTAAAATATACCGATGAACAACTTGCAGAAGAAGCGCTTAAATATTGCGCTAGAAATGAATTTGCTATCTATTCATACAACATGTATATGTGTGCCCGTAAACGTAAAATATTAGATAAGATATGTAGACATATGTCTCTGTCTAAGACAAAAAAGAAGACCGAAAAAGAGTTATTGGAAGAAGCGTTAAAATATACCAACAGGATGGATTTTCAGAAATATTCTGTAAACCTGTACATGGCCGCTCAAAGACGGGGATTATTAGACAAAATATGCACCCATATGGAACTGCAATATATTGATTGGACAGAAGAAAAACTTCAGAATGAAGCGTTAAAATATGAAAATAGAGGTAAATTTGTCGCCGGTTCCCCAAACGCTTATTACACAGCCACGAAGTGGGGGTTATTAGATAAAATATGTTCACATATGACAGCGATGCATGAATCATGGACTTATGAAAAATTACACAATGAAGCATTAAAACATGATACAAGAATCTTATTCCAATTAAAATCGAATAAGGCCTACCAGACAGCGGCTAGGTTAGGAATTCTAGACGACGTATGTAAACATATGAAAAAAACTTCTATGAATTCTTCTACTAAAGAAAAAGAATTGTTTTATAATATAAAGGTATATTTTCCTAACGCGTGTAATCTTATAGATAGAAAAGTAATAATAGAAAATAAACCCCATGTTATGGGTTTTGAAATTGATATCTTTATAGTAGAAATAAAAAAGGGCATTGAATTTGATGGAGAATACTGGCATTCAGTTGAAGGATTAAAACGCTCCAGAACGGACTGGCCTATAGAAGATCTTGAGAATTATCATCAAATCAAGGATGACTATTTTAGATCTCAAGGTATTGAAATTATTCACATTAAAGAAGAAGATTGGAATAAAGATAAAGAACAATGTATACAAAGAAGTCTTGCATTTCTAGGAGTAAGTTAATATGGCAATGCAATCAATTTTAAGTGGCGCTAATATCTTGTTATATGTAAACAATCGCGTTGTAAACTATGTGCAAAACATATCACTTTCCATAGATTATGGAGAATCCCCTATTTTTGGCATCGATGCGCTTTACCCGCAAGAAATAGCCCCTACACGCATCACCGTATCCGGTACCGTAAGTGGAGTTAGAACTAAAAATAGCGGCGGAGTACAAGCGATGGAAGGACGACCTCTTTTTACTGATGCGTCCGCTTCACCCTATATCTCTATACGAATCACAGATCGTTCCACTAATGAAGATATTATCTTCATAGCCGAAGCAAAGATAACCAATGAAAAGCACGGCATAGCTGTCAAAGGCGCCTATAAATTAAGCTGGGACTTTGTCGGTCAGATTCCTCTGATGTCCTTGGACCGAGCTCCAGCTCCTGGGATCAGTGGGTTGCTTGGATCTTTTGGCCTTTAATATCTTGATATTATTATAGAATTCTATAGCAATGACACATACAGCCTTTTGACTTGACTTACCTCTACTCCTGTGTTATACTCTAACTTGGGAGTTCAAATGGAATATTTAAGTTTAATTATTGCTTCAGCAAAAAGCGTCTCTGTACCGGCGTCTTTATTGATTGCAATATGTACACAAGAAACAGGCCTTAAGAATACAATAGCTTTCAATGATGGATCTAGCCATTCATTTGGCGTGTGCCAAGTGAAGAAACTTACAGCGCAAATGCTTGGATTTAAAGGCGAAGAACAAGATTTGATGAATGAAAAAACTAACATCAAATGGGCTGCTCGTTATCTGAAATTCCAAATGGATCGCTACAATCAAGACTGGTGTCAAGCTACAGCAGCGTATAATGCTGGAACATTTAATCCTAGCAAAAAGAATGCCATGTTGCCTAGAAACTTATACTACGTTAAATCAGTTAAAGTCAGAGTGCCAGAAGACGAGCAATTTAATTTCAAATGTCTAAATAAATTATTCGAACCTAATTTTGTAAATACTATTAATAAGAAAGTAGTTAAGCATGTTAAATCCATTCGATGATGATTTTAACTTAGACGCCGCTATGAAAGAGCATAAAAAGCACTTTCCTAAGACTAAGCTTGATTTAAAAGAACTGAATAGTGATCTAATTCAGATGGCTCAGATAGTAACTTTGTTACCAGAATCCGATAGCGTCCTAAGGGAATTCTGGTCGCCACAGTCGGAGCATTTTGATCCAGTTTATACTCAGTTAGTATTTAATTTACGTAAGGTATCCATATGAGGTTGTTGTCATTCGACTTAGAGATGAATCAGCCTAGTAATCGTATCATCCAAATAGGGGCAGTCGTATTCGAAGCTGATACGGGCGAAATAATTCATAAATACGAATCCTTCATCGATCCAGGTGAACCTATTATTCCGTACATTACTGAACTAACCGGCATCACAGATGCTGACGTGAAGGGCGCTCCAAAGGTATTAGATGTTTACCTCCATTTAAAGGAAATTCATACTAAATATAAGTGCTTTGTGAATCCTGTCCTTTGGGGAAGCGGAACTCGCAGTGATTCCAGTGCTTTATACGAACAATCGGGAATTAAAGAATCAAACTTTATGGGCCATCGAGTAATCGATGCTAAAACTCTTTACCAAAGTATGAGGTTGTTTCAAGGCAAGAAAGTTCGCGGTGGATTGAAAGACTCTTGTAATTCATTAAATCTTGGCTTTGAAGGTACTGAACATACTGCGTTAAGCGATGCCTTGAACACAGCAAGGATTTGGTTTCACTTGGCTCAGATGTTCAAGTAGACTTCTTCTTGTTGTCAGATTCTTCTGGTTTCATGATACCTTTAACTTCATCTTTATTATAACGCTGACTTTTGGTCCTATTTTTACACATATTACAAGACCTGAAATAGAATAATCCATCACGACGATTGTACAGGATAATCTCTAGATAACCTTCAGAGCATTCTCTGCAGGCCCAAACTTTCTTTAGGTCTTTTAAGAATTGGCTGGTTTCTTGCGCTTTTCCAGTTTCAGCCTCTTCTTGATCTAGCATGTCTTTCAGAGTACCATAACGATCTAGATCGACACGGGCCAATTGTTTTCTCAAAGAAGAGATGGTGCGCTTTAACTTCATGTTTTCATGGTGAAGTTCTTGGATTTTACTGTGATCCTTATCTGAACGCTTTGCTTTACCCATGGTTGAGTTACCTCTATCTATATTATATCATATCTTAAAAGTACAGTCAATAGACTGATTATTATGGATTGTACTATAAGTTATTGATAAGATTAAAACACTATTAAATACCGTCGTATGATATAGTCTTATAGTAGGAAAATACTTAACTAGCAATCTTAATAAGATAGAGTTAAGTCACTCAAACTAATATAGGACCGAAAACATGTCTGTTATAAGGCGCCAGAATTTTCTAAGTTCCGAACGTATAGATCTTCCAGCGATGCTTTCAATAGAATCGGCTACCTCTAATGATTTTGATGAGTTAATGGCCTCCCTCGTCCTTGGGACGAATAATTCTTACGTTCTACGCGGTTTCGAAATTAACATGGCCAATGCTATTGGTGGAGCTTCTAGTGCTCTGACAATGACGGTCGATCCTGGCGCTGTATTACATTATTTATCCTCAGTCAGCGGTACATTTTATTTGGTCCCAGTAGGAACTCCTGTTCAACAGCTAAATGCTGCCACAAATCCAATAGTCCTCGGAGCGTTTTCCCCTAGTTCATATAATTACGTATCGTTGGAATTAACAAGAAGTGTTGAAGCAAGTTCTAGTGTCCCTACCTATTTTTGGGATGTCACTACTGATTCTGAGATAACGTCGACGGCTCCAAGCGCTATAATTCTTTCTTATACTATCAATATATCGAATGTAACTCCTGCCTCTCACTTTTTACCTATTGCAATAGTTCAAACCGATGCTGGTAATAACGTAATATCGATCGAAGATATCCGTCCAATGTTATTTACTCTAGGAACCGGTGGGTTAACCCCAAATCCTCTGTACACCTACCCATGGCCAGAAGGACGTACGGCGAATCCGATTATTTCTACCGATGACTCAGTTAATCCTTTTAGCGGCGGCGATAAAGCGTTAGATAACCTCAAATCGTGGATGTCAGCTATAATGACTTCCGTTCAAGAGATCAAAGGAACCCCTTTTTGGTTCTCTGCTGGGACTGATGGATCCTTGTCTTCATTAAGAGAGGATCTCGCCAATACAGTAGTTACAGGTAAAGGTTCCATTGCGCACGGTATTCTTCCAACTTTTCCACCAATCGTTCCGACAGTTGCTGGGCAGCTAAATTGGGATCAGCCGATCTTTATTAAAGTTATTGGATCTGAATTAAATTATGAATTAGACGCCAATTCAACTTCTTCTAATTTAATATTAACCGATGATCAAGTAGCCTATATAACTCTAACCCGCGGCGCTACAATTTCACCAGAATTAATATTCACAATCTCAAGCGCGATCGTCACTTCAGTAGGTGCGGTAAGTTGGACTACAAATTTAATAGCTGGCGATTGGATTAAAATCGCAACCGATACTGATGCTGAATATTATCAGATCTTAACAGTCAATTCTCCTTCTCAAGTTACTTTAACTACAACTTATTATCAAACAGTTACTTCCTTAGCTTTGTATGCTTTCGGCAGTTATTACGTAAGTGCAACTCCCGTTGGCGATCCTAGAGCGATTCAAATTACTTCCAGAGGGCTAGTACCGGCTGGAGCCGACGTGTTCTGGTTGTTCATGCGTGCGGACAACGGCGGTTCCATCCCTAACATTTATATTCGGTTCTTAGGTGCCGAATTAGAGATGGGTGAAGACCGTCAAATTTCTGACACCACCGCTCAAACTGTACTGCAATATATCGGTTCTCCAATTGAAACCGCTTATGCGCCACAATATGTTTCCGCATTAAATCCTGGCTCCGTATCTCAGATTACTCAAATAGTAACCGGCATCGGTTCCACTATTTCACCGGGCCAATATTTCTTAATCAATAGCTCCGGTAACTTCAGAAAGTATTATGTCTGGTTTAAAGTAAACGGAACTGGCGTCGATCCAGCTCCTCCTTATACTACTTTAGGAATCGAAGTAGATATTACAACTTCAATGACAGCTGCTCAAGTTGCCGCTTTGATTACTACAGGACTAAACGGTACAAGTGCTGATGACTTCTTAGCGGTCCAACAGCCAAATCCTAATACTGATACAATAATTGTAACCAATACTAGCGCAGGTGTAACGATTGCGTCTTCGAACTTTGATGTAGGCACACCATTTACGGTTACTACAAATCAAAGCGGGACCGGTGTCGGTAACTATAGTATTATTGATGGTTCCAATTTAACTTTAGCTATTAAAGAGCTAGATAAAGCAATGGGCATTATTGCATCATTGTTAGATGAGCCTTGCTATGATCAAACGGTTAATATCGTATTAACAGGCGCTACTCCTCCAACTTCTCTAGCTGGACCTATTTCGGCTACTACTTTAATCACTCTGCCGAATAACTCCAGACTAGGCAATGCTCCACAAAGATATACCGTTGGTTTAGGAGGATTACAAGTCTTCTTAAACGGTCAATATTTAGTTTTAAGTGTTGACTGGTCCGAAGTTGGCGCTCCTGGTACGACTTCAAATCAGATCGAAATCCTACAAACTTTAGTTGTGGGCGATGTTCTTGAGTTTAGAATAGGTGTGACTGGCGGACCCGGAGGAGGTTCGGGTGGGACTCCGGAACCGGGTCCCATAGGCCCTCAAGGTCCCGCTGGAAATCCTGGCGCTGATGCAGCAGGTGGTCCTATTTCGATTTCCACTAAGACTAGTAATTATACAATAATGCTTTCTGATTGCTTTATTTTAGTAGATTGTACTAGTGGAAATATTATCATTACATTACCTACCGCCAGCTCATCTACGGGTCAGATATTTTATGTTAAGAAAATCGACAGTACTCTCAATACTTTAACAGTTAAGGGAAATGGATCCGATTTAATAGATGGATCCAATAC